AAAAATGCTGCAAAGCTAAAAGACTCTGGCTGCGCTAAGGCAATGCACGATGTCGAGGATGGTGTGAAGGTAACACTCTCTCGTCCACACAAAGGTAAGTTTGACTGGCAAGGTGGTGCTCCCGCTGTAGCTAATATCAAAGGACAACCTTGGGACTTTCAGATAGATGGTTACATCGGCAACGGTTCTACAGGTCTTGTCCGTGTAGCAGTTTATCCTGCTGGTAATTCTGGACGTACTGGCTCACGTCTTGAATCAGTGCAAGTTATTGATCACGTCGAATATGAATCAGAAGGTGGTGGTTCAGTCGGCGGGTTTAAAGACTTGTCAGATTACTCCTCAAAAGAAGCCAAACAAGATGGTGCTCCAAAGAAGAAGGTAGCAGCTAAGACTCCTGTAGAGGACGATGCTATCCCATTCTAGGACACCTTTCCTTTCTGTTGTATGTGTGTTGAGAGCGCCCCTTCCCTTAGCTGGGTGGGGGCATTACCAGAGGAGATAATAATGAAAAAGATAAACACTCTTGTAGAGGACATCGAGCAGACCATCCTTGGTTATAACGGATGGGATAAAGTTCTTGGTGACTTTATGGCAAGCAACATCTCTCGCATGGCAGAGCAACGGTTTTCTAAACCTCAGGAGCCAAGAGGTTATCTATCTCTTTCTTCTCTTGGTACAACATGCGAAAGAAAACTCTGGTACAAAGTAAACAAGACAGACATAGGGGAAACTCTACCGCCATCAGCTTTACTTAAATTCTTTTATGGTGACATGATAGAGGAGTTAGTTCTTACGATAGCCGCTGTATCAGGACACAAAGTTACTGGTATGCAAACACGTATGGATGTGCACGGCATCAAAGGACACAGAGATGCGGTAATTGATGGTATGACTATTGATGTTAAGTCTGCATCCCCTTACGCATTTAAGAAGTTTAAGGAAGGTAACCTCAGGGAAGATGATCCCTTTGGTTATATATCTCAGCTATCTTCCTACGTGTACGCAGCCAAGGATGATCCTGAAGTAACTAATAAAACTCAGGGTGGTTTCCTAGTTATTGATAAAGTAAATGGTCACGTATGCTTAGACATCTATGACTTCACAGAAGAGATGAAAGAAAAGGAACAACACGTAAATCATATCAAGAGTATGGTTGCCTCAGAAGATCCACCTGACCGTGGGTTCAATCCCGTTCCTCAATCAAGTAAGAATCCTAAAGGCAATAAGAAGCTTGTTACTGCTTGCTCTTACTGCGAATACAAGAAGGAGTGTTACCCTGGACTTCGTAAGTTTATTTATTCTGATCGTCCTGTTTTTCTGACAGACATAGTTAAGAAGCCTATGGTCCCTGAGGACTTGGAGTTTGCTGGTGTCTTTCAACAAGAATAGATTCAGAGGAATACAGGCAGGCTACAGATCAGGATTAGAAGAAGATACTGCAGCCTACCTAAAGAAAAAGAAAGTTAAGTTTACCTACGAAAAGGAAAAGATTAAGTGGGTAGACTTAAAGATAAGAACCTACACGCCTGACTTTGTTCTGGCTAACGGTATCATAATAGAAACGAAGGGACGCTTTATCTCTGTCGATAGACGTAAACATAAAGAGATTAAGAAACAATTCCCTGAGTTAGACATACGCTTTGTGTTTGCTAACAGTAAAGCTAAACTGTACAAAGGAGCTAAGAGTTCTTACGGAGACTGGTGTAAGAAGAACGGATTCAAGTATGCTGATAAGGTGATACCTGATGAATGGTTAAAGGAGACTAAAGATGAAAGAGAAGTTTAAACCAAGATTTGAGATAATGCAGGTAATACGTGGACCGTACACAGACGATGAAGGTCACATCTGGAATCTGTGTCTTGCCCGTGAATACTCTACATTAGAACAATTCGAAGAAGAATACTTCTACTCTTCTATGAAAGATGCTATGGATGACATCTACCGTCTGCATAAGACAGGTCCATTTGTTATTGATGACATGGGTAATACAAAAGAAGATCATCTAATGAAAACCCAAGACCAACTAGAAAAAACAAGAAAGGTAGTAGAAGATGTCTACTAAAACAGCAATTGTATTTAGCTGCGCACACACAGATCCTAGTGTATCTAACGATAGGATTGATTTACTAGGTGAACTTATCTATGATATTAACCCTACCTATGTTATAGACTTAGGGGATGGTGCTGATATGAAATCTCTGAACAGTTTCGATACCAGATACCCTGATGCTATCGTATCTCAAAACTACGAGAAAGATGTGGAACATTACAATGAGGCTATGGAAAGACTACGCAAGAAACCAAACATTAGGAAATACAAAAAGCCGTTCTGGATCGGGTTCGAAGGTAACCATGAAAACAGAATTAAAAAGGCTATCGCCCATGACCCACGATTACAGGGAGACAAGTACGGGATATCCTTCGGGCATCTTCAAACAGACCACTGGTTCGACGAGTACCACGAGTATAGGAACTCGGCCCCCGCAATCGCTGACTACGATGGTATCTCATATGCTCATTTCTTTTCTAGTGGTAACTATGGGACAGCTATGTCTGGCGTTCACCATGGTTATACCCTCCTCCAGAATAGAAACCATTCTAGTACTTGTGGTCATAGTCACAAGCGGTCTATCTATTTTAAAGATTCTGCACACCCTAATTCGATTATCGGGTTGGTGGCGGGGTGCTTCAAAGGCGGTGAGGAAGGATGGGCTGGACAGTCTAATCTAGAATGGTGGAAGGGCTGCATCATTAAACGTGAAATAGACAATGGCGTATACGAACCAGAGTTTGTATCCCTTGAGAGATTGAAGAAAGAATATGGTTGACGTAAAGAAATTTATAATTATAACTAAGGATTCTGACTATGAAGTTTGAAGTGAGATTAGTTCTATCTGTAGATCCAGAAGCTAACTTCATCGAGGCTGACTTGGAAGATATGGAAAGAGTTATGAAGGAGATTGTTTCTTCAGCAATGTATGACGTGGATGACGTTCTAATAGAGGAGTGCGAAGTAGAAGAATGTTAAGTGGAGAGGACTTAGAAAACATGGGTTACTATGATAACTTTCAAACAAAAGAAGATGTAGATCCAATGGACTACTCCCTGTGGGTAGAAAAAAAGATCATAACTAAAGATCAGGAAAGACTGATAGAGAATATTCTTGGCCTTGTGGGAGAGGCAGGAGAAGTAGCAGAAAAGATCAAGAAGCTTATTCGTGATAAGAGTAAAGTTACTAATGAAGATATCCTAAAAGAACTAGGGGATGTACTCTTTTATACTACAGCCTTAGCAAATATATACGGACGGGGTTTACAGGATGTAATGAAACTAAACATCAGTAAACTAAACGACAGACAAAGACGTGGAAAATTAACAGGATCGGGAGACAACAGATGAAAGACTTTCAACCACAAGAACAACAGTACGGACCAACACTAGGTATCTCAGAAGAGATCCATGCTATGAAGTATCGCTCCACAGGTGAGACTTTTAAAGAAGCTATGACACGGGTAGCAGAGGCTTTGAAAGATGATGAGTCGCATTTCAATAACTTTAGAACCATCCTATACAATCAGCGTTTCCTTCCTGCTGGACGAGTACAGTCAGCTATGGGTGCACCAAGACGTGTGACACCTTACAATTGCTTTGTGTCTATGACTATTGAAGACAGTATGGATGGCATCATGGAAGCAGCTAGACGTGCCGCAGAGACTATGAGACTGGGCGGTGGTATAGGCTACGACTTCTCTACTCTTCGCCCACGAGGAGCACTCATCAAGTCTCTGGACTCTAAGTCTTCTGGTCCTCTCTCTTTCATGGGTATCTTTGATGCTGTATGTAGAACCATCGCCTCCGCTGGTCACCGCCGTGGTGCACAAATGGGTGTGCTTCGGGTAGACCACCCAGACATCGAGGAGTTTATCACAGCAAAGAATAACAGTGATACTCTTACCCAATTTAATATCTCAGTGGGTGTTACTGATGACTTCATGAAAGCAGTAAAAGAAGATGGAGACTTTAACCTAAAGTTTAAAGGACGTGTATATAAAACCGTGAGTGCACGAGCCTTGTGGGATCAGATCCTTCGTAGTACTTGGGACTGGGCAGAACCAGGTATTCTTTTTATTGATCGTATAAACAAGAAGAATAACCTTTGGTACACAGAAACTATTGCTGCAACTAATCCCTGCGGTGAGCAGCCGCTACCACCAAATGGTGCGTGTCTTCTAGGTTCTTTTAATTTAACGAAGTATATCGTAGAGCATGATGGTAAGTATGTTTTCAATATGAATCAGTTGCGTAATGATATACCTCACGTTGTAAGGGCTATGGATAATGTTATTGACAGAGCAACGTATCCTTTGAAGGAACAGGAAGAAGAAGCTAAAAGTAAAAGACGTATGGGCCTTGGTGTTACTGGCGTAGCAAATGCTATCGAGGCGCTGGGCTTTGACTACGG